TGCTTAATGACACCATCTGTTGCTTTTGTCTGATAGCATTCACCTGCAGCAACCTTAAGGAGTTCCATAGGATTCTGCGTGATGCTGAGAAGTTTTACGGCTGGCAAAGTGTGATTCCTCCTTTATGTGAATAAGCAATAAGGTCTCCATGCTCATCATGCACAGAGGCATTATGTCCCTTCATCAGTTTGACAAATTTAATGGCAGCCCCCAGAGAACTGAAGACTGCCCCATCAATTTCATCCTCATAATCAAGGAAGACAATATGAGTTCCTTTGTGATGTACAGTTCTGTAATCAATCAGCATGGTTGTCCTTAAGTGCCTCCTTGTGCTTGAGGTTCGTAGTGTGTCCACAGGTACACGTTACGGACTTCACGGCAGTAGAGTATAACCGAAGGAGAACCTTCCCACATCTCGGACATTTAACCTGTTTCTTAATCATATCTATCTTCCTTTCTTTTAATGGCAGTCGCACCAATTCTTCCCAATGATACCTTCGGTATCCAACTGCATTCTGAAATTAAAAAAGGCTTGTGCATCACGCATAGCCTTTTGAGCCTCTTCGCAGACAATCTCTGCTATTTCTTTTGTCTTACAGGCAACCTGTATTTCATCGTGTATCCATGCCATGTAAGCAAAGTCTCCATCCCAACCATGTTTCAATCCACGATTGATGAGTCTTCTTTCGGTTTCCACAATCCACTTCTTGCAAATCAATGCACCTGCTGACTGCAGTAGTAGATTAAGAGCAGAATGAGGACTCCGGACATGTAGTAATCTACCATCAAGCCCTTTAAGGTAGTGCCTCTTCCAGCGAACCACCTTTCCTCTATCTGTCTCAACGATAGCATCCTGTACGGCATCCTTAAGGTTCTTAATAGCAGGTGTTGCCTTAAGGAACTTTCGTTTAATCTGTTTGCCATCTGCTGCATCACCATGAATAATCTTTCCAATTTTCCCATCTCCTGCCCCATAGAGAAAAGCATATATGTCTTTACATTCCATGAAGTTCGTTAGACTTCATGCGTTCTCTTATGAACTGCTGCATATCACTATGCAGAGTAGACTATCTCATTACACTTACGTGCACCCACCGCTTCCACTCACTTGAGTGTACTTCCTTTCGGAATAGTCGTTACACGTTCTAGGTAAGCAATACTATTGACAAGATACTCTGTAGAGTCTTTAAGTAAACCTAAAGCCCTATTGCAGTTATGACAAAGTAAACCACGTACTTCACCTGTCCTGTGGTTATGGTCTACAACTAATACACCTGCATGACACTCCTTCATAGGAAAATTCTCTTTATGACAAATAGCACATTTATAATTCTGAGCCTCTGCCATGTCTAAATAATCTTCTATGGTGATACCATAGGTACGCAAAAAGTATGCCTCTGTTATCCCATAGTCTTTACAATCATCTGAACAGTAAAGTTCTGAAGGAGCATGAGGGGTGAAGAGACATCCACAATGTTTACATCTCTTTTCCTTAAAGTAACCTTGAGGGTACTTAGAGGGAGTAGCGGATTGTTTGCTTTTCTTTTTGTTCCCCCTGGCTATGCCACTATGTATTAGTTTTTGTCTATATTCATCTCTAGTCATATTACCTTCCTAGCTTCGCACGGTATTGTCTCATTTGAGAGTTTCACCGTTTTCAATGGGTTTATAGACCTCCATATTGTTAAAGGTCTTTGCTTGATTACGTTCCGGCAGACCAGCAGCCTGTTGGTTCATTGTATGAATGTCTCCATTAAGAATCGTATGAGCATATTTGCCGTCATCATAAGGATACATAAAGTGAGCCAAGCATCTAAGTTCCAAGCCACAAGCATCAATCCCTGCCTGTACCCACGAACCAGCATTCCAAAGTCTTCGGCATTCAGCACCATAAGGACTCCCCACATGAGGCACTTGAGCAACATTTGGATTGCTATGAGTAGCCCTACCACTAACTGCTCCGTTGGGAACAACACGACCATGAATACATCCATCATCAGAATCGTAAGCATCAAGCCAAGCATTTGAACCATCCTTTATCTGCCCCAATCTTTTCTTCAACATCAATGATTCCTGTATGAGTCCTGCAATCTCCCTAAGTTCCTCAGGACACTCTGGGTCTTCCTTAATGAATCCCAAGGTAACATCGTCCATCTTGAGTCTGTAGTTCTCAATCTTTGGATTCTCATCCATATCAGGAATGTCATAGAGGTCAAGGTTGTCTGGGTTGTACCCATACATCTTGCGGAAGACATACTCAATCTGCTGTCTGCTGTTCGGATTGAAGGGCTTATACTTCTGGATAGGCACGCCAGCTTTATAGCCTAAGCGTTTGTTGTCTCTCTTTGGTACAAAGACCTTATCCGGCAACTCAGGAATCTTAGCCAACAGCTTAGACTTAATGACTGCCTGTTTTGCCTCAAGTTCCTCAGCGAGTTTCTTTGCACCCTCATAGTCAAACTTGAAACCATTACGCTCCTGTTTAGCCATGAGCCATGCCACCTCATGCTCCAAGACAATAGCTTTCTCCGAGTATGGGTGTGACATGAGTTTCTCATAGAGTGCCTTGGTTACCCAGACATCCTGCTCATTGTAGTCAAGCATCTCCGGATTGTAGACTGCCCAAGCATCCTCCTGTTCACCATAATGACCCTTAAGGACACCCAAGCGATACCCCCAAGCCATCAGCTTGTGGGACTTATAGAACACCTTTGGGAGTTTCCCTGACTTCATCAAGCCGAGGTCAATGATGTCAATGTTCGAGTAGATAAGACGAGATAACACCAAGGTATCCACTACCTGCCCCTGTTTGTCATAAGGTATCCTAAAGTTCGGATAGAGTTTCTCAAGGGCTGGAATATCATAGTTGATGATGTTATGACCACATATCTGTCCACCTTCATCAATCTCCTTCTGCAGCATAGCCACACCCTCATCCTTATTGGAGGGGTCAAACCTGTGCATGGTATCTGTCTTTGTGTCATAGATGCATAAGCAATGCAAGACACTCACTTCCTTCAAGAGACCATTGGTCTCTATATCAAACATTAACATCACAATCACTCCTTAATTTGTTTTCTTCTCTTCTTTGTTGACCACCTAGAAATTAGACATAAAATCTGCGTGCTGCCTCAGCCTGTCGTGCATCTGAGAAATTCGTGATACGCTTGAGGTATCCGATGACACGAGTGCCATAGTCTACATCCTCAGACCCACAATCCTTACAAGCCTTGCGAGTCACAGGGTCAATATGACCACAATGGTTACAAATGGTACACAGGACATTCGTAGTCCAGTACGGAGTCCCATTGATTCTTGCGAGTTCAAAAAGTTCCTTAGCCTGTTCATAGGATGGAAGTTGCTCAAGGTTCAAATGGAGAGCCGAGCCACCATCGAGGCTGTCTGTTACCTCATGGGAATACATCTGGAACTTATCGAGAATACTGGTCTTTGTGTCTTCCACCAGATAGAAGTAAGAATTGTAGCAATCACGATTGACCTTGTAGCCATCCTTCTTATCCCACTTAGCATTCTTTACCCCCAAGTTCTCCGCAGGTACAAATTCGGTATTGAACCGGACACCATATTCCTTCAAGGCTTTCTTGTTCTGTTCCTTAAAGAGACTCAAGATATGACTGAGCCAATTCTTGTACTCCTTATTGTTACCCACAGTATACCCAAGGAACTCTGCTGCCTCGGTGACACCATTTATACCAATGGTCAGGAACTGTTTGTCTAAGTCCATGAAACCTGCTGAGTAGGCAGGGAGAAGACCAGCATCAATGTAGTCCTTATAGACTGCCTTGGATGCCAACAGGTACTTCTGGACATCATCAATAGTATGGAGGATATGTTTGTCCATGTCTTTTGCTTTGCACGACAAGACACTTACATCCTGCACAAGACGATTCATGTTGATAGTGATGACCTGAGCCGAGCCTGTAACAACACCACCAGCCCCAAGGCTATAAGAGAAGGTGTTGTCTGCCAATTCATTCCGGAGGCGGCAGCAGGATGCCAACGAGTCAACAGAATCAGACATATAGATAAAGAAACTGTGACCCATAGCCATCTGTCCGGCACAGTAGTCACGGAAGGTTTCGTCAGCAAAGCCATCCTTTGTCGTAAGGAGACTTGCGGTCACCACAGGGAATGTTAAGAGTTCCTTCTTACGTTCATTTCTGAACCACTCCAAGAAAAAATACTGGAGGTTTGTCAGACTATCCAAGTCAGGCTGAGTGCCATCAGGATAATAGAACTCCCCAAACATCTCTTCCATGTATGGTCTATCAAATACCGAGATGTTCCAGAAGACACTCTGGTCACCCCTAGCGGATGCAGGTTGATTGAGTCCGTAGACAACACCCTGCAACTCCTGTGTGATTTCCTTCTTATGGTCATGGATATAATCCTTGCCATACTGCTTACGAGCAAAGTAGTCGAAGTAATGCAAGAACTCTACTGTTGCTACTGCCCCTGCAAAGTTAGATGCCACCTGATAAACGAGGTTGACAAAAGACCCACAGAAGGACTGCAGGTTCGTTGGGGCTTTAGAGACACCACCCATGCACTTCGTTCCCTCCAGCAAGAAGGGATACAAGGTAATGGAGGCACAGTATGGCTTAAGACTGGTCTCATCATGGACATAAATGTTATGGTCTTCTATGTCTCGTGGGTAGCACATGGCATATCTCTCACCAAACATCTCTGCGAGTTTGCTTTTGACCAAGTTACGATTAAGTTGAATAGTGTATGGTTTGTAAATCTCAGCCTCCAATGTAGCAATCGTCTTATGGGTGACATTTGCATTTGAGTCTACTTCAGACCCAGAGGAGGCGTTGGATGATTTGACATATTTGTCAATGTAGTTTGCTCTATCTAAAAGTTGAGCATTATTTAACTGCATCATGCTGAAACACCTCTGTACAATCAACTAAAAAAGAACTGTAACTCACTACTTCACAGTTCTTCACACAATATTTCCATTCTTTTCGGTAGAATCTTTGGTTTGTCTTGGGGGACTGAAGACCCCCCAATTCCTCTTTGTAGCTACCTGTTTTTATCCACATGAGATTTGAATGATACGCTATGTCCATATTGACATCTGCATCATCACTGCCACTATAGAGGCATACAGGTGCTACCCAATCCAATGTGTTGATAATGGTGATGAGGTCATCCCTAGACAAACCATTTGTAGTGCCACCCATTAAGACAATAGCCTTTGCTCCTTTGTCTACGGCATCCTGTGCCAGAGCCACGAGGTCTTCAAGGTCAGTCTTAGACTCCAATGCACACCAAAGGTGTGGTGAGTGGCAGCCTTTGCAATGCTGCGTGCATTCCCCAAGTTCCACATAAAATGCTATGCGGTCTGGGACTTCATTGAGTGTTATCCCTGTGGAAACTACTGGAACTAAAACTGACATTTATCGTCAACCTCCCCCTCTTTAATTTCCAATGGGTCTACATCTTCCAAGATGTTCTTACTCTTGTTGAATCTGACATAACCTGCCAGACCTGTGTTACCTGTCCAACGACACTTAAGGACTCTCAACTTCAGCGTGTTCCTTGTGTCTTCATCATCAGACTGCTGGTTTCTCTCAAGTGCCAAGATGGTATCCGGTATCTGCTTGAGTGTCCCTGAGCCACGAAGGTCATCAAGGGAGATAGTACCACCCTGCTCAAACGGAGTGGACTTTGTGTCTACCTTACGGAGATGGGAGACAACAACTATCCCTGCCCCTGTCTCTTCGACCAAAGACCTAAGCTGAGTCATCAACATATCAATAGCCTTGCGCTCATTCATAGATGATTCATCAAGACCGGAGACAGCAATAGAGATGTGGTCAAAGATAACGAAGTCGCAACCTTCTCCAACTATGAGATACCTAATCTTCTCAAGGAGATTGTCGCTCTCAATGCTGCCGAAGTGGTCATAGAGACAAAAGCCTCCATCCCCATAGAGGTCATCATAAACAGGCTTGAGTTCTTCTTTGTCCAAAGAGTTCCACATGAGATGTAGAGGCTTTTGGACACTTATGGACATCAAGTCTCTCAAGGTCTTGTTCTTGTTCTCCTCAAGCATCACCATGCCAACCTTAAGACCATCCAGCATCTTCAGCTTGAATGCAATCTCCCTCGCCATTGTACTCTTGCCAATACCTGTACCTGCCGTGAGCAGCAGCATTTCGCCTTTGCGGATACCTTGGGTCATCTTAGTGAGACCAGCAGCCCACGGAAAGTCATATGAGGTTATCTCTACCTCTTTGGCAAAGAAGTCATCCTTCAGGTCTTTTGCATTCAGGATTCCATCCGGTCTGTACTCAGATGCTTGCCAGATAGCACGAACAACTTCATCAGCCTTACCTGCTAAGAGGCACTCATTGGGGTCTTTAAGAGGCAACGAGGCAATCCGAAGTTTATGAGGAGGCAGTATCCCTGCCACCGAAGACACAGCATTTCGCCCTGCCTCATCCATGTCAAACATGACAATGACTTCCTCGAAGTTTGTCAGCCAATCAAGATTCTCCTTGAATGTGTCTTGGGCACTTTTGCACCCGAAAGGGAGAGAGACCACAGGATACTTATTTCCCTGTATCTGGGAAACAGTCAAGCAGTCAATCTCTCCCTCAGTAATCACTAGCTTCTTACCACTCGGAAACAGGTGCTGCCCATAGAATATCTTTTCTTGGTGACCACGGACAATGAAGTTTTTGTCTTTGTCTCGTGTCTTCTGGAAGACCACCTGTCCATCCTTTTGGTAATTGGCTACCTGTATGGTATGACCAAAGTCATCACGAGATAGATAGTACCCATACTTTCTGCAGGTATCTGAAGAGATGCCTCGTGCTCTCAGTTCCTTAATTTCCATTTCGTTCTTCGGGATAATCTGCAGCTTAGACATCCTCTTCATCTCTCCTTCCAGTCCTGTCCACGTTCCGCATGAGAAGCAGTAGATGTGGTCATCATACAATGTTGCTGCATCATGACTACCACATACTTCACATGGGATATGAGCCTTTACTATCTCTGACATATTGCATCACCTTACAATCGGTAAGTGTAGTTCCTCAGACAAAACAGCAAGTGCAGACTCCTGCAACTTATTGGTCTGTCCGTCTTCCATACCCATCACCAAGACACAAATATGGTCTCTGTAATGGGGAACTTCAGGGCAACTGAATTGTTCCTTAGGAACTCCTACTTCCATACTGCCATCAGCATGAAGGATGTAGTTGTATCCCACGGAGAACCAACCTTCACCCTTCTTTTCTCTCTCGTATTTATCCATAGGCATATCAGCCTTTACATAGTCCAGAGCGATACCGAGAGTTGCTTCTCGCTCCTTGAATTTAATCATGTTCATTTTGTCTTCTCCTTTTTCTGGAGGAGACCCACAGTAGGTTTTGATGCCTCTTTGAACCATGAGGCAGGTATAAGTTTCGTTGCATACTTAAAGCCATATTTGTCACACCAGTCAGCATAGGTTGTCTTAGACCCCTTATAGATTTTGTTCTTAGGGTTCTGGAAGACAAACCGGATATCCAAGTGTGGATACTGCTTCTTGATGAGCAGGTGCTTACGGCGGTCATCTACATCAAAAAGACCCTTGGCTTCTATCAGGATGCCATTGGCAAGCTGGAAGTCAGGGGTATATTGGTGGTCGGAGGCAGGTATGGTATAGACCAAGTAGCTTTTTTCATAGACCTCTTTCTTTTCAACATTCTTAATCTGTGTAGCTATCTTGTCTTCCAGACCTGACCTGTGACCTTGGCTAGGCTTGTAGTGATAAGACCCAGCGTGCAGGAAGTTCCTTCTCAGAACTCTTCCTCCTCATTGGTATCAAAGGGGATGTCAATCTTCTCCTCATCGGCATGATATCCTTCTTCTTCAGCGAAGCCGAAGGACTCAGCACTCTCAGCGTTGCCATCCTGTAACTCAAGTACCTGAACGGCACTCAGGCGCAGCGAGATACCATAATTTTTATTTGTGATGTAGAACGGAACGAGTTCATATGCAACTTTAATCTTCGAGCCATTACCAATCTCAACGCTAATGGGTTTCTGACCTGCATCAAAGACAGGCACAGAGCGTTCCCACTCTTTACCATTGCGACACTTGATGATGTGCTTCATCTTGAACTTGAAGTATTCCGTACCCTTGTACTCCTTCAAGCCGTTGACATAATCATACTTGTATGTATGCTTCTTGCCCTCTTCAGACTCGGTGAACTTCTGCCATTCCTCGTCAATCTTCTTGAGCAAAGCCTTTTTGTCTTTTTCGTTCAAGACCAAGCCCACGCTCAGATTGTTGGTGGAAGTTCCCTGATACATCTCAGGACTCAGCACGCTACTCCACAATGATTCTCCTACTGGGGTTACTCCTTTAGTATTCTTTACATTTGCCATTTGTTATCTATCCTTTCGAAAGTTATTCATAGCACGAGAAGTGTTTTCTTCTCTTCTTTGTTGACCACCTAGCTTTATTGCCCTCATTTTTGCACAATGAATACGTTGCCTTTCTGGGAGTGTGCCATGATGCATATTATCCCAATGTGTTACCCATTCAAGATTATCTACATGATTATTCTGTGAATTCTCATCAATGTGATTTACCTCTGGTAACTTTTCAGGGTTTGAGAGAAAAGTTTCTGCAACCATTCGATGAATATACGTCCCTCTGCAATCTTTTCTCCCCATGTGTATATACATATACCCTCGACCATTATCCCTACCTTTTAGCATCCTTCGGTTCTTCTTATGCCAATTAGTCCACCCCATGACACGCCCATGTGAAGACACAAGATAATCAGGGTTCTTGGGGTAAGGTTTCCATATCTCTTCTATCAACGCTGCACCATCCTATTCCACACTTCTATGGCGTACTCAAGCATTGCTTCATCACTCTGTTTCTTATGCCAGCACTCTTCGCACCCAACATAAAACCACCCATCCTTGGCTCTCCTTACGGAAACATTAGGCGACCCACAGGATGGGCAATGTTTTATTATGGTGTCCGAGAGGCTCTTTAGCTTCTCATCAGTAATCATACAGTAACCTTTTCACCCTTGGCTGCCTCATGTAACCACTCGGCATACTTCTGAATCTTCCGAGCCTCATCAGCAATATCTGCATTCTTCTTCTTTCCGAAGCGGCTGCAGTATTTGATGATGTTGCCTCGGAGGTATCCCATGAACTCCTCAGGAGTCATTTGGGATTCCATGAGTTTGATGGGCTGGATGTCTCCGTGATAATGGGCATCCACTTCAGCTTCATCCTCTTTGCAAGGATGGTCACCTTTTAGGAAAGCTAACACAGTACCAAGGCAACTGTTGATAGGACAAGCAGAACAGAAGTCAAAAATAGGACATTCAGCACACCTACATCTTGCCGCAAGTTTTGCTAAATCCTCATCGGAAATATTTTTACTACGGCACTCGCACGCATCCATAAGAGTCTGTCGGCGGTCTTCTTTATCCTTGTAGACCTCTACTGCCTCAAGGCGGTCTTCATGGATAATGTAATGCTCATCGAAGTTACCAATCCACACAGTATATCCCTTGATATTCTCATGTACCTTGCAGACAACCCCACGTTCCAAACGTACATTGTACAAAGGATTCTTGGGGTCAGAAATATCAGTCACTTTGACCACATCATTAACCTTGAATTTCATTATGCTTTACCTCCTGTAGACCCAAAGCCACCATGGGTGCTCTCACCGATTTCCTCGGTTTCCACCAAGACAACCTTCTCATTTTTCTTGATAATTGCCTGAGCAATCCGAGTGCCAGCCTTAATGGTAACCGGATGTCTTCCAATGTTCTCTAAGACCAAATAGACCTCATCCTTGTAGTCACTATCTACAATGCCTACTTGATTAGCAAGGCGTACCTTGGTCTTGAGACCAGTAGAAGACCTAACATAGATTTCCATATGGTAGCCCTCTGGGATGTCAAAAGCCAACCCTGTGCGAACCAAAGGTAACTTCTCGTAAGCATTGGTATTAGCTAACAAGACATCCTCAATGGTTGCCAAATCAAATGCTGCTGCCTCCTTGGTTTGATAGGCGGGCATCTTTGCTCTGGGGTCTACCACTTTTACTTTTACCTGAAGACAATCAGTCTTAGGTGTCTTATGGGTTTTCTTTTTTACTACTTTCTCTTCTGTCATAAAATCCTCCTTAGGTAACCTTTAGATATTCTTCTCTTCTTTGTTGACCACCTAAAGATTCCTTAGGTAAACCTTTAGGTTTAAGACATAAAAAAGAGGAGGAGGAAAACCTAAGGTAAACCTTTAGTATCTTTAAGGTTTCCTTAAGTTCTCCTCTTCCTCTCCTTCTCTTCTTTGTTGACCACCTAGATTTTTCCAAGTGGTCAATAAAGAAGAAGAGTATTTATTTTTATGTCAAGCGAAGCAGAAGTCTGAGTTAAGAACTTCGTCTAAGTCAAGGTTACCAAAAGCTGGAACTTCAGGAACTTTGGCATCTTCAGGTATCATATAGTCAACCTGTTTGGCGAAGTTCTCTAACCAGTTCTGGTCTTTATAGAGACCGATGAACTCTTCACGGATTGTCTTATACAATGACCCAGCGTGTGCTGCATCAGTACCAAAAGAGTCATGAATCATCATAAAGTTATTATTACCTTTGTCTTTTTCAGCCCCCACCACTCGCTGAAGATGACAAGCATCCATCGAGTGAATGAAGTTGGGAGCAATACCATTCTTTTGAGACCTAGAGTCTACTTCTTCGGTGGGTTCTTGACAGTACACACCGATACGAGCACCATTGAAACGTAATCTCAAGTATGTCTTCTCCTCCTTCATGTAATTCTGCTGAACCGGAAGACCATTTGGTGTCATCCAAGTTACCACTTTGCCACTCTTGGCAATGATACCTGCTACTTCCTGCAGCCATGCCATACCTTCTACTGCTTTTACTACTGTCTTGCCTACGGCATCCCAGATTAGCTTGGACATATAGTTAGCAGCTTGGGATGCATCCATGAATACAGATGTATCTGGATGTGCTAAGACATACGGATGAAGGATGTCTGTGAGGATGTTCTCTTTGAATCCGTACTGCTTACTGCCGTATGCTAATGTCATTACAGAACGCTTGCAGACCTTGCGAGTGATACCATCCTGACCAAATTTCTCACGATTGAATGCTACCCAGTTCTGAGCGAGTGTCTTCGTGCCAAACTTGGGAATCTTGTTGCCTTGGGTATCCAAGACATACTCTCCAGTCTTCTTGTCGGTCTTAAAGGTATCCTCAGTTCCCTTGGAGACATCTTCCATCAACTTTACATTGACCTTGTCAGCCACCAGACTGTAGATGTCCTGCACCTTGTCCGTCTTGGTGAGGTTTACTGCATGACCACCAATCTCATCCCTGAGAAGTGCTGAGAAGTGCTGAAGACCGGAGCAGGTGCCATCAAAAGCGAGTGGCAAATTCGACACAAACCCTTGATATTCCTGCTTGATTTTGTGATATTCTTGAAGATTTTTCCATTCGTTGCAGAAGGCTAGGAACTCCATTGGATAGTCTCCCTTGGATTCCGCATACCACCAAGTGTAAACCAATGGGTCTTCAGCACTTGCGACAATGTTGTCTGTGTTGTCTACCACCCACTTGATGCGGTCAGCGAATGGGATTTTGTCATGTCCTGCGAGGTTTGCACCATGTATAGCCATCCATTTCCAGTCATCCTCCTTGATAGGAGTGCCATGAGCGAAGACCAACAGGCTTTTCTGGATGTCATCCCCTTGGGGAGACAACGTAGTGGAGATAGGATAGCAGCGACCTCTGTAGTCGATGTTCCAAGGGAAGTATACCTCATCTTCCTTGGCGTACTTCTCGGCTGTCTTGAGTGCCATGAGACACCTGAGAGCCTTGCTCTTGCGTGCCTCCTCTGCCTTGTAGATGCCTACGAGTTTCTGCTTGTGTGCTTTGAGGTCTTCCTCGCTTGCATCTTCAGGTAGCTTGGCAGGTATCTCAAGGGGTTCAGTTCTTGGTACGCCTCCGAGTTCACCTCCGGTTGCTATGATGTCCTTGAGAGTCTGCAAGATGAAGAGGTTAACCTTGAAGGCTGTCTCCTGCATAGCATTGATAGCCTTGTAGACACGAGACATATCAACTGTGTCCAAGAGTTCCTTGTAGCGTTTCATAAATTTGGTTTGTCTGGATGGATGCAGTCGTATAAGCTGACATCTGAGAGTACCTGCTCCATAGTAGCCTCCATCGTATGGACTTGTCCAAGGGCGAGGAGGGATGATGCAGGGAGGATAGGCAGTCACATTGCCAAGCAGGTTATTTTCGTTTGTCTGCCATGCTGCATTAAACCATTCAGTCATCTCAATGCTTGTGATTCGCTTGCCATTCTCCATGTTGCTCTGAGACATCTCCCAATAGCCTGAACCTTTGACCACCATCTCCACAATTTTAGTACCTAGTGCTAAAATCTGAGAGGATGACCAAGACAAACCAGTGTATCCTTCCTTGTTCATTCTGTTTGTAGCGTATGCCAGCTTGTAGGACTTACGGACACGCTTACTGATTCCTTCCTGCAGGGACTTAGACAACCACTTTCCGTCCGTTCCTTGGGATACTTCCCATTGGATGAACTTCTCCGCGTTGACCTCATCCTTGATGTCGTGACCGATTGACATTGCGATGCCGGATACTGCATGGAGACCTGCATTTACTTTGTCAATGGTGATACTCAATGCAATGGTGACGATGATGTCTTCGAGTTCTTCCTCCTTGTCCCTGTAGACTCTCAAGGCATCCTCCATAGGTGTCTTCCATTCACCTTGAGTGGTCTTGCGAGGATGCTTGACTTCTTCAATGAGTGCATGAATGTTTGCTCGGCAGTTGTCATGGGCATATTCGATGAACTTACCACCCAACTTACCCTGCCCAGATTCGCCATTGATTCTTGCACGTTCCCAAGTTGCCTTAAGCGCATGCTCGGCATCTGCCTTGGCTGCCTCCTCCAGTTCAAGCTGTCGAATGTACTTATCCCCATACATTGCTTGGTACTTGTTGAAATCATTTGTTTCCATGATTTTGACCTCCTTAGGTTTTTCTCTTATTTGTTGACCACCTAGTTTTGTTAACTCTGTCAATACATATTTGGCATTTGTTTAACTTTGTGTTAACATTTATATAAGGAAAGAGGCGATGTATTATGGCACACGCAGAAAATAAGGGCGTAAATGTTAACTTTAGGGTTACCGAGGAACTACGAGACAAACTCTCTAACCTTGCTAGGGCACGAGGCATGACCACATCAAAATTACTTCGTGCTTACATGGAAGAATTGGTGTATGGTAATAAGACACAAAAAGCAGGGATGACTAGAACTGAAAATGCTACCAAAAATGATTACATGGTTGGTATTAGATGTACTGAAGAGCAGCACAAGCAGTTCTTTGATGTGTGTGAAAAGAATGGACAAATGCCTACTAAGGTACTTCGTGCATTCCTTATTGATTACACGAGGTTAATGTCAGCCAGCAGGGAGACAGTTCCTTTTGAATCCACCTTGGCTTACCTTGGTATCTTCTTGCAGAATGAGATGCTGAAACAGGGTTTTGCTATTATGAATCATGATGATATGACTATGATAAGAGGGAGTGGTGATTATCCGGTAATCAAAGAGATAACCACCAATGATTCCTGCGTTAGAATGTATGAACTATATGATGCTGAGAATAAAATCAGGTATACAATGATATTCCGCAGGGTATCCCCTCCATCTATATGATTACTTCCCAATCTTGAGGTTGATGTAAGACTCTATGTCTGCATTGACCTCTTTTTTTGTCTTGCCCATCTTGTCAGCCTCATAGACAAAACGCTCATGGGCATCGTTGTACTTGTCTAGGTTCTCTTGGCTTGGGTCTTTTTTGACCAATGCAGTCTTGGCTACGAGATTCTTGAGTGCTTGCCAATACCAGTCATGGCGTTCAAGCATATAGTTCTTGCGGTCAAGTATGGCATCCGTGATGGCATCCTCAGGGATACCTATAGCCTCCGCAAGTTTCTTGAGACTCACACGCTGCCAACCTTTGCCTAGTGGCTTGTAGAAGTATCGGCGGTCAATCGTGCTGTACTTGATGTTGTCCAGTGTGATAATCATGATGCTTTCCTCCTCTTCTTTCACTACTTACTTGATGACTTCAAGTCATCCCTCAGCCATCCAAGACATCAGCCTTGGATGACTCAAGGTTACCTGAAGGTTACTCGCTATACTCAGGGTTGTGCCAAATTCTCCCCATAAGGTTTAGTCTGCGAATGTCACCTTCTTCTGTGTTCTCAGCTATCCACTTTGCTTGCTCCTTACCCTCAGGAGTGAGAATTTGCTTGCGATTCGGCTTGCCTTGCTCACAAGACTTAGCCCAGATATACTTTCTGCCTATCTCAAATGAGTATCCCTCAAAGATGATGCCGCTTTTAATCATGATGTTTTCCTCCTCAAATTCCCAGAATGACATCCACTAGGGCGATGATGATGGCTATGGCGTAGCCAAGACCAAACAGAACTTGCAATACTTGCTTCATGCTTTGCCCTCCTTATTTGACACAAAATGTATGATTGTACGAATTACACTCGGCGTAGACACTGTACTGTGTGATTTGTGGTCTCTCTCCGCCCTCGATATATATGCAGCTTTCTTTGCAATGGTACTGCGCTTGATTTTTGGCATCATTCAGCAGTTCCTCAAGTTCTTTGAGGCTTATTTGCAGCCCATATTCTGTGTATCTCATATTTAGCTCCTCCTTATGCTCTTCTCGGTAGGTCATCTCGTCCGGTCTTTGCATTGATTGCTGAGACTTCGGCATCCGTCAAGATGCGGTTGACCTTGATGTGTCCTGCAATTATCCAAGTGCCAAACATATTGGCATTGGTCTTGTACTTGTAGTAACCATGACTAGGCGCATAGCGGAGGCACTTGTCACGAGCGCACTTGCCTTTTGCATCAGCTATTGGTTGATAGTCGATGGCATCCTCGACTTCCACTTCAGCCCATACTTGGTCTTTGGCACGATAGCTTGGCAGCTTGTCATCCTTGTGTTCCTTCTCGCCGATATGTGTAGCAATTGGATAGTCAGCGCAATGCCAGCCCGGACGATATGACAGCTTGCCTAATTTGGATTTGACCTTTCCATCCTTGGTTCTCTCGCCATCCTGAGCTTCCAGCCAGACACCAAGCGGTGTCTCTTCCTTGGCGTTGACATACAGCGGATAGAGTTTCCCATCCTTAAGTCGGAACAATTTGTAAGCCTTCATTTTGCATCTTCCTTTCGTTGTCTCTTGGTTTCTTCTTGATGTCTCTAGGCATCCACCAGACACTCAAGGAAGACCTTGAGTGCCTCGAAGTTACTTAGAGGTTGATGAGGAAACCTGCTTTTTTCGCCTTGCCTTGACCATTTCCATGTACAGGGAAGACAACAACGTCTTTCCGCCTTTTGTTCCAACACTTGCCACAAGTGGCGCAGGTTATACTCTTGTTTAGTGTTGCAGGACATTGAGTAAACTTGATGTCATCCTTGGTGACCTTGGGTTTACTCATGGTCTCAACTACCAAGACAACAGGAATTCCTGCCTCATGGCATTCCGTGACTTGTTCAATGGTCTCACAGGAGAAATTGATGACCATTTGGGAATCCTTGGCTGCCTTGAGATTCTTAGAGTTGACTTCGCAGTGAGTATAGGTGTACGCCTTGAGACCTTTATAAGCTGCATTAAGTTCCGCCAGTAGCTTGGTGTCGATGTCACTTGTGCCTGCCTTGGCAAGGTCTCCAGCAACGTTATGCCGGATGACACTTGTATGTGGTGTCTTGTCGATGACTTCACGCAGCTTGGATGCTTCCACTCCTGACTCTTCCACCTTCTTCCATGCCATGGCGCAGTGGAAATTTTCAGCATAGCATCCCTTTCCCTTGAAGGGACAACGTGTTGGACAGGTATGCTTGCTTGAGTATGTTTGTGAGATGCATCCTGTTTTGGAGTTTTTAGACATTCCCACAAATTTGATTAATGTTGACATAAAACATCATTCCTTTCTTGTTCTTGCTCTCCGTGCATTGGTGCACGTTAACAGTCACTTGTTAACTATGTCAACACATTTTACTAGATGTTCATAATCTTTTCTAAGTCATCCAATGAGACACCTAAAATTCGTAGCGTTGAAATCATCCCTTGGATGCGTGCATCAACTCTTAAAAACTTGGAGAGGTTTGTGGTGTGTCTCTCGGCATCCAAAAATGCATGAAATTCCTTGAGGTTTTCAATTTGTTCTTTTGTCAGTTTCATCTTGCATTCCTCCATTTTGTTAACTTCGTCTACACATCTTAGTAGCAAGTGGCTGTTAACCTGCACCAATGGTGCTAGGTGGTCTATCTGGCTTAAGTTATCAGTGTGCAATGGGTTTACCTTGTTTGGCAAGTGAGGTTTCCGGCTAAGGGTTTTGGTGACTAGCACTTTTCAGGCTTATGCCCCCTAGCTACCCTAGATAAGGTAGCACCCGTATTGCCTTATGTCTTGACTGTTTCCCCCCTCCACTGCCCTATTCCATGCAGGTAAAGGAGTGATGTCCTTTCGCCGTTCTCGGATGCGGTTTATTACTGCTCATGTGAGCGTTGCCCCCATCTGGAGAACCATGTTGATGGTTGAGTGTTCTCCCTGTTGTCTAGTCGCTTTCGCTAGGCGTTATTGAGAACCAATTCTCAACTAGGCTTTGGGTCTGTGTCCCTCGGCTTGACTATACTATACCGCACTCCCGTTAACTTTGTCAACACCTTTTTTTCAAAAAGTTTTGAGGAAGACACAACAAAAAACCTCTGCAGCCCAGATATACCAAGGGCTGAGAGGCATCAAAAGATTTTTAAATTTCTTTTTCCTTCCATATAAGGCAATAAAAGCCATTGATGACCTAGTCAACTATTAGATCCTCTGGGCATCCGATGGATACCTATGCGTGCCTATGCGTGTATGTGCGGATGTGTGAGTGTGTCTGTGTGATTCTCATGGAGACCAAGAGATACCGAGAGATTACCAAGGGATGCTACGAGATTCCAAGAGGAGACCGAGAGATACCGAAGGATGACAAAACAGATAGAGATTCAAGTAGTTTTTAGTACCTACTTTTAGTACCTACTTTTAGTACCTGGTCATAAAAAACGAAAAAATAGATATCCCAAGGAATCCTCAGGATATCTCGTTGTAACTCAAGGCATTACATCATGAAACAAATAGATAGTAATCGTTTACTAAAAGCAGCAAGGTATACTTGATAAGCATTGGATAAGCACCAAATCTCATGGTATCCTCAAGGTATCCAAGGGTTTTACTTTTGTCCTTGGAAAGTCTTTAGGGAAAAGGATGAGAGGCTGAGAGGTTCTAAAGGTATCCGAGAGGCTGCCGAGAGATACCGAGAGACCCCTATGGGGGAACCGGAGGCATCGCGCCAAGCATATATGGACGTAAATTTATTTTCAAATTTTGAAAGGAAGATTATTATGAAGACAACAAACAAACGTAGACCAAAAGGTGAAGGTTCTATCCAGAGGATGCCTAATGGCAACCTTAAGATGACCATTACAATCGGAAGGACACCTGACGGAAGGCAAAGGCGTAAGAGCATTACTGCAAAGACAAAAACAGAGTTGCTCAAGAAGGTAGCTGAGGCAAGGTTGTCTGTAGGGAAACCTATGGATACCACAATGACCCTCAAGGAACTCCTAGAGGCTTATGTCAAGGAGCATGAGGAGGATATGGCTTATAATACATGGGAGAACTGGAAATATCTAGGGAAAACCTTAGAGAACCTCATGGGTGAAAGGATAGACAAAATCACACCATTGATGCTGGATAATGTCTTGGATTCCCTTACTACCAGAAGAGGCAAAAAGTATGCTAATAGTTCCCTAAAGGCAATCAAGGGTAAAGTTGCTACATTGTTTAATTATGCCATTGAGAGGGAGATGATTACTTCCTCCCCCACAAGACAAACAAAGAAGAGGAAAATAAATGTAAAAGCAAATACTCTGGTCATCCCTGAGGAGGCAGAGATGCAGAGGTTACTAAAGGAGGTCAAGGAGGACAAAGGGGAACTCTTCTATAACTTGTGTCTCCTAGCGGTCTCCACAGGAGCACGTATAGGAGAACTTATAGACCTAAGGGAGTCCGATGTGCACCTGAAGACAAACAGCATCCGCATCAGTCATCAGGCAACCAAGGAAGGCTTAAGGAAACCATTGAAGACCCAAGGCAGCCTACGGACAATCTTCGTTGACCCAGAGGTTCTCAAGGTTGTACTCAAGGGTAAACCTGAGGACACCCAAAGGCTGTTCGGAGACAAAAGCTATCAGAGTTATGTAGTAGCATTCGCTAAGTATTTCAAAGGTGTCCCTTGGTTGCCTAAGGGGTTCACCTTCCATTCCTTCAGACACTATCATGCTACCCAATTGTTAGCAAAAGGGGTAGATGTAAAAGCAGTATCCAAGAGACTAGGACACAGCAATATACAGACCACATTGAACCTGTATGTCCATTGGATTCCAGAGGTAGACCAAAAGGCTGCAAGACTCATGGGGAGTCAATTTGTGGTCTAAAAGAGGTGCTTATTCTGGTGCTTAACCATAGGATTTACTTGAGGTTACCTAAGGTAACTAGAAAAGACCAACAACACAGGAAGGCTTGTCCTTACTGGGTTTGTTGGTCTTTTTGATATCCTAAAGATTTTAGTAATTCTTTTATCCTCTAAATGCTAAATAGTACAGAAGACAAGAGTTGAGGAGGAAGTAGATGCTTATTGGTGCTTATAGCACTATACATTCATCCTTTGCCTCATCTATAAACCTTATCAAATCTATTTTAGCTATCCTGTAATGTCTTCCTACTTTGAAACAAGGTAGTAGTCCTTCTTTACAATAAAGGGAGATAGTAGAAGGAGGTAACTGTAGCATCCTAGCTACCTCTTTGATACTAAAAGCTACAATACCTTCGTATTCATCTTTTAGGAAGTAAGAATTACCTTCTTTCATCTTTATTCCTCTTACCTCTAATCTTTTTAATTAATAAAAGGTAGAAGGAGGAGGTAAATCTTATACCTCTCTGCTTCTACCTCAATCACCATATAAGTTTTGTCTTGGTGACCTTAGGTTGACCTAAGGATACCTAAAGACCATATGAACTATATGCGCCTTGAACCACAGCATTCCTGCTGACACCTCAAGACACATATATACTATATATACTTTTACCCACTCTTATTCTTCTTTGTTGACCACTTAGCGTTTTTTGAAAAATATTATATTTGTTGACCACCTAGAAGAGGTCGCAACAACTGACCTCTCCCAGTAGACACTTTTAGACACTCGAAAGTTCCCTTACGTTCCTCAAGTTAGCCTTATTTTCCCTTTCATACTTCCGAGCCATGATACCATTCTCCAAGAGGTCTTCCAAATCGAAGTCCTCAAGGTTACCTTTAGACTCCTGCTCTGCATCCATATTTTCAAGCCAGTATGCCACAGCCATCGTAACAGCATCAAGGCGGTCATCATGTGCAATAGCATTTTTGTCTCTGCACATCCGAGTCATCTGGTAGATGAAGGAGTATGCCTGATTAGACTCATACCTCCTGTAGTCATCCTCAATAACCGGACGATTGACAATCAGCTTATGGCGCATCAGTACAGGCTCAAGGGTATCAATGATACGGAGTTCCTTCTGCTTTGTATTCTTCACCTCTGTGATAACACAGGGGTGTATTTTATTGAAGATAGGAGTCATAACCTTGGTAAACATACCATCCCCAAAGTTTGCCTCTACCACAATTTCATTCACGCCCCAGAACTTCGCCTTTTGAGCCATCATGGTCAGGGTGAGGTCTGAGTAACCTTCCTCGTAACCTCCGATATCCATGAGGAACAAATAGCCATTGAGGTACTTAATGACAGCATAGGCTGACTCATCACTACCTCTACCACTAGGGTCAATAGCCATCACAGTTCCGGTGTAAGGCATTGTCTCCTCAGACCTAGACAGAGGTGCATAGTAGAAGTCATTCTTCATAGCCACACAAGGTATGTCTTGCAGCCTCTGCTGGTGACCATTAGCCCAAGACCATTTAGTGGATGTCTCATGGTTATCCAAGGAGTCCACAATGAGGTCTGAGACCTTCAAGGGGTACTTCTCGTAGTCGGAGAGGTTCGTATTCAGCATGAACTGCAAGGCGAACCCTGCACGCCCATAAGACAACTTACGCTTTGCAATCTCTATCTCATCGAAGCGGTCAGGGTCTGTGGGTTGCCCTGCATACTTCTCAGGGTCACTATCGTACCTATTGGCAATAAAAGGTGCTAAAGACGAGCCGTAGGACTCCCTCTCAGCCATTGTCTCAGGGTACATGACTGTCCATATGCGTGTCACATAACCACGCTGCTGTAGCGTGTTGTAGAGGCTTGCTTCATTCTGTGGTGTCCCCAGATAGATAATCTGACCATTCGGCTTCAGGATAGCATCATATTCCTTTACTGCCTCAGCCAGCTTATCACGCTGCATCTGTGTCCCAGAGTTCTTTGGAACTTCAACGTCATCCGAGATAAGCAGGTCAGCACGAGTACCTGTAATCTGCCCTGTGATACCTACGGACTTAACGGATGGAGATATGTCTGCCTTAGCCCCACCGACACTAAACAGGTTCTGTGTGTCAAGCTGGTCTTTGGTTGCCCTCATATCTGCAAGGAACTCAAGGGTATTGATGATACTCTTAATGAACCGAGCGTTGGCATCTGCTCTGTCTGAGGATGCTGAGATGATGAGCACCTTTAGGTCTCTATCAGACCACAACCGCCATACGGCATATGCACACGTTAGGAAACTCTTGGCTACCCCTCGGAAACCTTGGATAATCACTCGGTCACTCGGAGGGTTCTGAAGGAACTGAGCAATATCTATCTGAATCGGTGTAGGCTTAGGGAGACCAATGGACTTCCATACAATGTAGACAAAAGCCCAGAAGTTAGCCCTAGCTTTCTCTATGTCTGCATCTGTCCACTTCATGCTGAGTAGTTATCTCCAATCAAGTCTGGAATCTTGCTGACCTCATGCACGATAGACCGGATACCCTCCACTTCTGTAGTGGTTACAAAATCATTGTCTTTAAGGAACTGTCGTACCTTACCAAGAAAGGCAGGATTCTTCCGCATCTCTTCATCTCGCAAACCCTCAAGGAGTGCATCAGCTTCTCCCTGTGCTAGTGCATCAATTAGTTCTTGTGGTAGCTTTACGTTAGCCATATTATCAATCCTCCCTTACATATAATAAAAGGAGGAGAAGCATTTCTGCCTCCCCTCCCATTGCTTACACTTCTTTGGTCTTATCGAGAACCTTCTGGATACCCCAGAGACCCACCTCGATAACCAAAGGAAGGACAATCAGGTCTCGTACCTTGCACCAGCCAGTTTCCTTAGCTGCCTGTGCTTTGGTCTGTGCAGTAAAGGATGCTGCTGCCGTAGTAGCCAAAGGCATCACAGTCTCAGCCAACCAGACAGCAAAATCCTTCTTCATCTCTTCGGTGACCTCATCAAACTTCAAAGAGTCAATCACACTATCACGAAAATCCGTCCATTTAGACATTATTATCAATCCTCCCCATAAAAGTCCGTAATCAGTTCATAATCAGTAATGGCACGAGCAATTGCACGAGCGAACTCGTCAGCATTCTCTTCCAACTTCTGACAATCTTCATCATTGTCGATAAAAGCCAACTCTACGAGAACTGCTGGCATATCCGTACCACGCAGAACTGCAAGGTTTGGACGTTCATTGATATAACGCTCTGCCGTACCACAGGAAGACACAATCTGGTCAAGGATACACCGAGCCAGTTTGTCTGCCTCCCCACCATGTGAGAACACTTCCACCTCAGAGCCTTTGGCTACTGTATTGGCAGCATTGCAATGCAGAGACACAAAGATGTCTGCACCACTCTCATTCGCACTCCGGCAAATGGAAGGGTTATTGGCATCTTCGTCTTCCCCATTCAGGGAGTTGCTCTGGAGGAACTCTACCTCTACTCCTGCTGCCTCAAGATAACCCTTAGCAGCCAAGCCGATATCAAGGACTGTCTGAGCCTCAGTCTTCCCATAGTATGCACCACGATTAACTGCACCAGAGTCCAAGCCTACCTTGTGACCTGCATTCAGAAAAACTTTCATAGTTTTTTGTCTCCTTCCATTTCTTTAAGTTGCTTTAATGATTGATAGCGGTCTTAGATAGATAACCACTAAGTCCACCTGCAATGCCTGTCAGCAATTCCGCAGGTGCGCCCATGACTACACCGACAATTAGTGCAACGCTAAGACCACCGACTGCCATTAAATCTGTTGTGATTTTCATTTGTCGCTTTCCTCCATGCGTTCAAGTCTATCAATACGATGATGCGCACTTGCTGTATCTGCTTCGACTTTGGCAACACGCTCTTGTAATTCGTGCCGCCTACTTTCACTGTAGCGCAATTCGTCTTTTAGTTCCTGCACGATTGTTCTTAAGCCTTCGATTGATTTGTTCAATGGAGTTAAAACAATGTACGAAAAAGCACCTGTGAGGAATCC